ATGGAAGGGTTAGAATTCAGGACGGCAGCAGATGGAAGCGTCTACTATTCAATTGCAAATTCACAAGAAAAACGCCTCACAAAGTTCTCTTGCGACATTATTAACTATGTAATTGAACTTGTTAAGCTTCGTTTCCCGAAAACATTCATTCGTTTGCAAACGTTGTACGTTGACAGCGACCCAACCGAGCGAAATTTCGATATGGCAGACCGTTTTATCCGTTGCAATTTCGGTGCTGACGATAGACTATCCTCTGATATTATTGATGATTGCCTTAACTTCGAGGAGGTTAAGTGTCCTCTTCGAGGTAAATTCTGCAAGGATGAGGGACTTATTTGTAAACCTAAGGGTTCGGTTGAATTGTCACAAGTCGAAAGAAATGTTGCTAAACTTTACGTCGAGGGATATACTTTTAAGGAAATTGCAGCTATCTTGAAGAAAAACCCGAGCACTGTTAAGACCCAACTTTGGAATATCAAAAACAAGTTAGGTGTAAAAAACTGCAGGGGTATCATAAAAGTTATAAGAAGTAAGAACCTTCAATAATTACAAATATGAAATTAAATATTCAGTTAGAGTGCAATTGCACAAAAGAAAATGTAACAGATATCTTCAAGATCTTAGATGAAGAGATACAACCTTTTTCCCTCGCTATCTCTAAGATGCACGGCAACAAGTGCTCCTGTACATTAAAATGTGAGCTTAAGAATATGAAGCACTTTATGAACATTTTATATGACAATTGCATCAAAGAAACAGCAAAATAAAGCGTGTGAAGGATGTGAGTACACAAGAAACTGTATAAATGGCCTTTTCTGCACGAAACTAAAAATTTACGTTGAATATAAAAACAAAAAAGTATGTACACTGTTAAACAATTCGAAATAGCTAAGCCTGCAAATGTTGTTTATTCAAATTTTAGACTTAAAGATCATAATGTGCTTTACGCTTTAGGATATACCTTCAAAGCTGGTAAAGTAGGAAAGAACTCCATTTTTTGGAATGATAAAGGTGAAGCTTTTAGTCGCGACATGACAATGAAATTTCAATCTATTAAGCTGAAATCCTTGAATAAGGAGACTAAATCGCTGAAACTTTATAGAATAGGAGGCTTCTTATATATGCGTGACGCGAAGTTTGATTTGATTTTTTAAGTATTGGTTGAAAGAGTAATTTTGCACTTATAATATTTTTACTATGATAAGTAAACTAACAATCGATAGAGTATTTAATCGAGTCAACATCGTTGATGTCGTATCTGACTATGTTGATTTGAAGAAGTCTGGCGTTAACTACAAGGGGTTGTGTCCTTTTCATCATGACCACACCCCCAGCTTCGTTGTATCTCCTTCTAAGGGTATTGCACATTGCTTCGTTTGCGGAGGTGGTGGTAATGCTGTAAAGTTCGTGATGCAAAAGGAGGGTTATTCTTTTCCGGAGGCGATTCGTAAACTTGCACAAAAATATAATATAGAAGTCGAGGAAGATACAGAAAAGAGGTCGGATGAAGAACTGCGCACATTACAAAAGCGCGAATCGATGTTTATCATCTACGAGGCTGTTACACTATTCTATCGTGAGCAAATCAAGAAAGATACCGCACAGGCTAAGGCTGCACGTGAGTATGTTGAGCGTCGTTGGAATTCTCGGGTTGTTGTTGATGATAAAAAGAAGAAAAAGACCTTTGATGATGAAGACAGGGACTTCTCTGAAATAAAACAAATAGGCTATGCACCTGACACCTGGGATGCACTTGTAAATTTTGCACGTGCTAAAGGCTATGATCTTAAGCTTATGGAGGAAGCTGGCTTGATTAAAGTTTCCTCAAAGGGCAATCTTATCGACTTCTATCGTAATAGGATAATGATACCTATTACTGACAAATATGGCCGTGTTATAGCCTTTACCGCTCGCACTATGCAGGATGATGCTGATACTGCAAAGTACATTAATAACAAAGACTCTTTCATGTATTCAAAAGGGTCTACGTTATTCGGACTTGACATTGCTCGTAACGAAGCTATTCAACAAAACAAGGTGTATTGCGTCGAGGGGGCACCTGATGCGATGAAATTACAATCGCTACGCATAGAAAACACTGTTGCCGCCCTCGGAACAGCTTGGACAAAAGCGCACTTTCAAGCACTTCGCAGACTTTTCGGCAAGAGTAATTCTAATGCTACTATTTGCTGGATTCCTGACTCAGATCAGAAAGCAGGGCAGAGTTTAGGACCAGGCTTCCTGGCCGTGATGAAAAATGGCAAGTTGGCCATGGAGGAGGGTTTCCGTGTTACGGTCAAGGAGATTCCGCAGGAAAAGGCCGGAATGAAGGCTGATGCTGATAGTTATATATCTTCTAAGGCTGTGCTTGATGATTTAGAAGAGCAAGATTTCCCTATTTGGTATGCCGAAAAGGTGCTTAAAAAGGATGACAATACTTCTGAAAGAACAGATAAAATAAAGGAGGTATGTGCTATTGTTATCCTTATAGCTGACGAATATACACAGAATGCTTTCATTGAGAAGTTAGCGAATAAATTTGGAGGTAAGAACCTTTGGCGCAGCGCACAAAAACAGGCTATTAAAGACCGTGAGCGTGCGAAGATTGAAGCGATTTCAAAACGTGGTGATGCTCTTGATATCCTGAAAAATTATGGTTTTTATCAAGAAAATAACTGCATATTTTCTAATAATGGCGTACAGTGGAGCAATTTTATCATGAAACCACTTTTTCACATCAAGGACCCTTACAATTCAAAGCGTCTATATAAGCTTACGAATGTAAATCGAGAGGAGGTTCTTATCGAAATGAAAGAGGCTGAAATGTACTCTTTGCAGAATTTCCGTGAGCGCGTTGGCTCAATGGGTAACTTCAGATGGAAGAGTGGGCCTGCAGAACTTAATGCGCTCGGTGACTTCCTCTATGATAATACGGAAACAGCAGAAGAAATCAAACAATTAGGTTGGAATAAAGCTGGGTTTTTTGTCTGGGGAAATGGCATCTTTAATGAGGGCAAATTCGTTGCTGTAGACGACTATGGCATCTGCAGGCTTGATAAGTATAATGAAGAGGGACAACTTGCTGGTACTGTGAATTACTACCTCCCTGCAATGTCAAAAATATATTCTGATAGAAAGGATATGTTCAAATTTGAACGGCTCTTCTCTAATCGCGAGAATCATTCAAGTGTGACACTACCTAACTACTGCAAAATGATGGCTGATGTGTTCGGTACTAATGCAAAGGTGGGTATCATGTTCCTTTTTGCAACGCTCTTCAGGGATATTGTTGTTAGCTTCACAAAGAACTTTCCTATTTTGAACCTTTTTGGTCCCAAAGGCTCAGGTAAATCTGAACTCGGACACACATTAATGAGTTTCTTCATTGCAGATAATACTCCCCTAAATATTCAAAATGCGACGATAGCTGCTTTAGCTGATGCAATTGCTCAATGTAGTAATGCACTCGTGCACATTGATGAGTATAAGAATTGCATTGACCCTGTCAAAATTGAATTTCTGAAAGGTCTGTACGACGGCACTGGACGCAGCCGTATGAATATGGACCTCGACAAAAAGCGTGAGATTACTTCTGTTGACTCTGCTGTCATCCTTTCAGGGCAGGAAATGCCTACCGTTGACGTCGCTTTGTTCAGTCGTACGATATACCTTACTTTCTCACAGACTGTACATGATCGAGATGCAAAGGTGAAATTCAACGAACTGACCGCTATCCGTAAAATGGGCGTTAGTCATCTTACAAATGAAATTCTTTCGCATCGTACCGAGTTCGAGAACGCTTTTCATGATACTTACAAATTAGTTTGTGATGACCTTTCGCTCGGTATTCAAGGTAACGAAGTCGAAGACCGCATCTGGCGAGATTGGGCAGTATTGCTCACTTCTTATAAGTGTCTTCAATCTTGTATGTCGCTGCCTTGGACTTATGATGAAATGAAGAATATTACAATTGAAGGTATTCGTCTACAGAATCAGGAATGTGCGTCATCGAATGAAATGGGTAACTTCTGGGATATATTCCAGTACATGAGTCAGAGTGGCATGATCTATGACGAGGGCGATTACAAGATTAAATACCTTGATGCTATTTCTACGAATATCCTTGATAATCGCCTTTTCAATAAGAAAACAGCTATACTTCTTATTCGCCCTAAACGCATTATTTTGCAGTTCAAAAAAGCAGCTAAGATGACAGACTCAAAGGCTATGAATGAGCGAAGTATCAGGTTCTATTTGCAGACTTCTCCGGGCTATTTAGGTAAGAAGAAAGGGTCAGAACGCTTTAAGCTTATCATTGACGGCGAAGTACAGAAGAAATATGGATGCGGTGAGAATGGCGGAAGTCGTGAACTTGTGCAATTCGACAATCCTTTGTGTTTCGATTACGAATTACTAAAAAGTAAGTTTGATTTGAACTTAGAAACGTCACTTTCAAATGGTGATAGTGAAGATGAAGATATGAATGAGGGAGCGCTGCCTTTCCCTCCAGCACAATAACACAATACACATAATATGAAAAAGATAATGTTTAATGATGCATTCTGCCTCACACGAGCAGTGCTGAATGGCAGAAAGACAATGACAAGGAGAAAACTGAAAGATGGAACTCCCCTTGGAAATTGGAAAGAAACAGAGAGACATCTGCCTTACAAAGTCGGTGAAGTAATAGCCGTAGCAGAACCATATAAGTATATTATTGACTATATGGCGGAGTATAGCGATATCATAATAGATGTAGATGGCTCAATAAATAGAGGATATAAGGCTGGCTGGGCGAATAAAATGTTCGTTAGGGCTGACTTAATGCCACATCACATCAGAATTACAGATGTTAAGGTGGAACGCTTGCAGGATATTTCAGAAAATGAATGCTTAAAAGAGGGCTTAAGGTTAAGTGGTAATGGTCGTTTCTATTATCAACAAATGGTAGCATCTAATAATTTCATTAATAAGTATTTTGATACGCTACGCGAAGCATTTGCAGAGCTTATTGATAAAATAAGTGGCAAAGGCACGTGGGAGAACAACCCGTGGGTGGCAGCGTATAGTTTTGAATTAGTAGATTAAATATGAAACGAATATTAGATGCTTGCTGCGGCAGCCGTATGTGCTGGTTTGATAAGGATAATCCCGAAGCATTGTTTATGGATATTCGACAAGAAACAACGACACTATGCGACGGGCGCACGTTAACGGTTAACCCTGATGTGATTGGCGACTTTCGTAATATGCCATTTGACAATGAAAGCTTCTATGTCGTATTGTTTGACCCGCCACATTTGAAGAACCTCGGCAAATCATCTTGGATGGCTAAGAAGTATGGACGGCTATTCCCAACATGGGAAGATGATATTAAACAAGGCTTTGATGAGTGTATGCGGGTTCTGAAGCCTAACGGAGTGCTTGTATTCAAGTGGAATGAACAACAGATTTCAACCACTAAGATAATAGAAGTCGTTAAGCAAGAACCGCTGTTTGGACATACCTCGGGTAAAGGCAATCATACGATTTGGATGTGTTTTATAAAATTAATAAGACTATGAGCAAAGATATTCACCATAGCTGCAAATGCACGGGGCAAAATTTTACTTTCGAAGAATGGGGCGAATATTTGCATTCGGAAGACAAACCCGAAATAGTGCATCAATACAAAGATTTTGGCTTCAATATTTTCGATGTGTGTTTGACACCGCATATTAAAATTGATTGGGCTAACAAAGTCTGTTCCCTCAAAGTTACAACAGCACAATCGGACAACGGGCGATGGGATTTTGGGGTTAATTATAATTTTTGGACGCAAGGCGGTTGCTGTGGCGCAGCTTATGTTGACATGCTAAAAGACGGTTATAATACCGAGAAAGAAGCTGTTTCCGAAGCCTTGAATTCATTAGAAGAGAAATGCCAACGTGTTATAGACGAAATTCAATTCAGAGGCGGAGACATCGATGATGACGATAGTAACGAACCTGTAGTTAGTGGCTCATCTGTTTTTCCAAAACTTAAAGAAGCTATGAGCAAGATTGAGCATTATAAAAAAGTCTTCAATCCTCGACAATTAGAACTGTTTAATCTATAAGAGACACAAATAGAATGAAAATATTAGTACAATTCAGCGGCGGCAAGGACAGCCAAGCCAGCCTGATTAAAGCCGTGAACGATTACGGCAAGGATAAAATAACAGCCGTCTTTTGCGATACGGGCTGGGAGCACGCAGACACCTACACGCATATTCACGACGTCTGTAAGCAATTAGATGTAGAGCTGATTACACTCAAAAGTGCAAAGTATAAGGACTTCGTTGATATGAGCATCAAGAAAAGTCGTTTCCCATCATCACAGAGACGGTTCTGTACTTCGGAACTGAAAGTAATACCGATGATAGATTATATTCTCTCACAAGATGAGAGTTTCATTATCATTCAAGGCATTAGAGCTAAGGAAAGCAAAGCACGTGCTAGCTATGACGTAGAGTGTTCTTACTTCAAAGAGTATTTCAACGACGAAGTGAAAAGCCTATATCATAAGAAAACCGTAATCGAATGGTGCAAGACACACGATGCAAGCGTACTGCGTCCAATTTTTCATTGGTCGGCACAGGAGGTAATAAATTATATACTCGATAATGGTCAGCGTCCAAACCCCTTATACGAACGTGGCTTTGCAAGAGTCGGCTGTTTCCCTTGCATTATGTGTAGAAAGCGAGAAATACAGCTCATATCTAAAGATAAATGGGCGGCACAACGGATGATAGATGCAGAACAGAGAATGAAAGAAGAAACGGAGAAAGGCTCGTCTTTCTTTTCACCCGGTTATATTCCCGCCCGTTTTTGCACCAACGGCCAATATCCAACGGTGCAAGAGGTATTCAAGTATGTAAACCGTAATGATGCACAGCTTGATATGTTTGAGCCGGAGGGAGGTTACAGTTGCATGAGCTTGTATCACGGGTTGTGCGAATGAAATGGGGCATTAAGTATTAAAAAACAATAGAAGAATTATGAAAAAGAAACTTTTTATTTCAATCAGCTTATTAGCTATTTTAGTAGGCTGTACACATCAATTTAAAGGCTTTCTTGTTTGCAAGGAGTATGTGCCTGGGCATATGGATGATAAAAAGGTCCAATCAGTACAAGAAGCTATCGTTTTCGTTCCAATTCCTCATATGCCAGAGCCTGAATATATTCCGTCTGAGTGGAAATTCTATGTCGCAAACAAAAATGGTGTGAGAGCATTCAATGTAGATAGTCTTACCTATTTACGACATAAGGTAGGAGAAAGAATAGTAATGACTTTTAAGTGATATATATAAATACTTCTAAAAGGAATTAGAGAGTTAGTTCTTTATACATACTTTTTAACGTTATAATTAAGATTATCGAGAGGGCTGCGTTGTGAAACGCTGTCCTCTTTTTTTGCTTGTGTGTGTTTCGTCTTTTCGATTGAAAAAAACAATGAATTACACACGGCACACACACTCACACACACGCTGATTATCAATGAGTTACGAGGGCCACATTTACACACATTTTACACACATTTACACACACAAGGCCTGTTTTTATAGCTATTTTACTCTATTTACACACAAATATAGAGATTACACACATTATTCATCTATAAATAAATTTATAATGTATTGAATATCAGTAACTTATAATTTTGTGTGTAGGTGTGTGTGCTGTGTGTAGCAAAAAACTATATCCTTATAAAGCAAGTCGTTTTCTTCTTGTACGAGGAAAAACAACTTGTTTTGTGTATAACATACGCTTTTTTTTACTATATTTGCGACAATAAATATTCTGATTATGAGCGATTTCAATGTCTACATCAAGCTTAAGCCTTTTGTTCAACAATTTATCCAGCACGATTTCGGTACTCCTGCAGTCTTCCCCGACAAAGGACCCGAAAATTCAACGATTCATCATTTTGTTATGCGCCGTCCTGAAGATAAGGCTCCTGATGTCGAAGAGGACGGACTTACAGCTATTTCTATTCCAGACTCATGTACCAAGCCTGCACGCTATTATAACTATTTAACTCCGCGCGGAAAAAAGGCTGTTGCGGAATGTTGCGAGTATCTTTTCAAGCGCGCATTGTGGAAGGAACTCGGCGATATGAGCGATATAGGTTGTAATATGATGACGGCTATCTATGCGTGGTGTGAGCAGCATGGTATTGCTATTGATTATGCCGATACTATTCGCCAGCGGTGGTACCGATTACGAAATGCGTATATCAAGAATAATATAGATCTAACCGAAAAAAATAGGCATGAAAGTCCTTTTTGATTTTTTAACAATAAAATAAATCTACGTTATATTGCTTTTTTTTCGCGCGCGAACACTCACAACGAATACATACAGTTACGTACTTTTTCAAACAAATGCAAACAGATATGAAATTAAACACAATTATTCGCATTACGTTGATACCTGTAAAAAATATTACTTCGTATCGCAGACTTGACAGCACTCATGTTGCTTTAACTCTTAAAACAGACATAGAGCCTTTGTCACATCTCAAAACACCTGCCTCATTATCTGTATCTTCTAAGGTAGATGATGGTTGCGTATCTTTCACTTCTAAGCTCGTTTTTTCAACCTTATGTGACATTGACTGCACACAGAGATATATTGCATTGTGCGATACATCTGCAGGGGATAGTGTCGCCGTCGGTACTGATACGCGTCCTTATCCTATCATCACTCGTGTTGAAAATCACCCAGACAGCCCTTCTGATAGTCAACTGAATACCTATACACTGACGTACTCATCCGTCAACAAACCACCTCTCGTTAAAAAATAGGTACTTTTATGCACATATTATATATTATATCTTTGTGCTAAATCTTTTCGATATATGGAATACAAATTCATTATTTCTGGACAAATAGGTGTTGCATTCGATTGGAGGACGGGCCAACGGGGCACGACCGCTAATATGGTGCGTGACTTCCTGAATGAACACGAAGACGAAGAAGTAGACATCGCTGTTTCTTCGCCTGGTGGTTATGTAGATGCTGGTCTTGATATCTATCAGATGATTAAGGATCATGGTAAAGTGAATATTCACATTCTTGGTATGACCGCAAGCGCAGCTACATTCTTGACAATGGGCGCAAAGTCTGTTGATATGGTCGACGGTTCTTTGATGCTTATTCATAATGCTTCAACAGCAGTAATGGAATGGCAGTCTGCTAACAAGGAGCAGCTTGATGAACTGATAGCAAAATTTCAAAAAGAACGTGAAGATCTGAATACGATAGATAAGGTTATCGCTTCTCTTTATGCTAAGAAAAACGGCAAGTCAGTCGAGGATTGCATGGCTAAGATGCAAAAGGCAGCATGGCTTTCTCCTTCAGATGCTCTTGAATTCGGTCTGATTGATAAGATTCGCGAAGATGATGATGCTGCACGAAAAGCTAATTCTATTCGTAACCATTTTAATAACAATATATTTCAAGAATTTGGTCTACCTCCTTTCCCTACAGCTACTGCTGATGAGGTCGTTGATGAGAAAGGAAATCCAACAAAATCGTTTATCCAAAAGTCGGTGGAGGCGGTTAAGGCTTTTTTCTCTAACAATCCCGCTAATTCTGTAAAAAACATGATTAAAATTTTCAAAAACGTCATGGACTTGCTGAATGTGAAGGACGGCTTCTCACCTGCAGAAGACGGTTCTATCAATCTCACGCAGGACCAGATCAAGACTGTCGATGACCGTCTTGGAACTTTGCAGAAAGACCTTGATGCTGCCAACACGGCTAAGGACGATTTGCAAAAGCAGCTGGATAAGGCGAATGCTGACCTTGCTGCAGCGAATGATAAGTTATCTAATCTTTCTAAAGCTCCGGGCGCAGAAACGAAGAACAACGCTCCTGGCACTGTAGAAGATGAGGACGAGTTTAGCTTTGTCAATAAAGCTCGTGAAATATACAACACTGTAAAAGATCTCTAAACATGGCTAAAGTAACTATTACTCCTGAAGCACTTGCTAAGAGTGCTGCTTCTTTCCGTCGCGAAATTCTGATGATGCCAGTCTTTGCACTCGGTGAATTCTTGAAACATGTTACTGTGCGCACGGGTATTCGCTATTCGGAGACCGTTGGCGAATTGACCGGTGACATGCAAATTGGTCCTTACGACCAGAATAGAGAGGATGACGAGGATGTAAGCATCGTTGCACGTACGCTTTACACCTATTTCGGTAGCGTAGTAAAGAACTTCTCTCCTAACTCTGTATATCAGTCAATCTACGGTTCTGCACTCACTAAGGGTGAAGGGTTGAAGACAACTGATATCACAAGAACGGTGCTGAACTATCTCTCCTCTAAGGTCGGACAAAACTTGTACAAGAGTGTTTGGAAGGCTAAGCGCTCAGATACTGGTACTAAGACAATTGAACTTTTCAACGGCTTTGATACTATTACCGCGGACGAAATCACGGCTGGTAACATCGCAGCAGGTAAGGGTAATTTCTTGCAGCTTGATGTCACAAAGATTGACGCGACGAATGCTGTCGATACGTTGAAGAAAATTTGGCGTGCTGCTAATGAGCACTTGCGTGATCAGCAGTGTAAGCTTTTCGTTCCGCCTTCAGTGCTCGACGCTTACAACGATGACTACAAGACTGTAACGGGTGCTATCCCTTACAACGTGCAGTATAAACAGACTTTTGTCGAGGGGTCTGAAAATCGTTGCGAAATCGTTGCACTTGCTAACAAGAGCGGTTCTGACTATATTCATCTGACAACAAAGAACAACATGCTGGTTGGTCTCAATCAAATGGGTGAGGATGAAACTGTTGCTGTCGAAAAGCATAAAGCATTCGTACTGCAGTTTATCATGACGATGTTCTTCGGTTGTCAGTTCGAGTCTATTAGCCCTGAACGCTTGCTTGTTGCGAAGTACAAGGCTTAATATTTAATCTCTAAATTCTAAGAATATGGCTAAAAGTTGTACAGATATGGCCGACATCTATAAAAGTGTCGAGCATTGTCAAGGTCAGGTGTCTATGCCTGGCGCAATTGAAAAGGCTTATTTCATCAAAAAGGCTAAGATAACAAAGTGGCCGAAGCTTCCTTTTGCTGAAGCAACTGATATCGATAAGGTTGCTGTTTACGACGGCGACTTTGCCCTCGCTGCTGATGCTAAGTTTCATCGCATAGACCTTATGCCTAACGAGATGGAGCCTGAAAGTGAGCAGGTGGGTGCTTATGGCTCTTACCACTTCAATAACAAGGCGACCCTGCCTATACCTGGCACTGCTGAAAAGGCAACTGGTACTATCGCTATGATGAATAACGATGATGTTATCATTGTTATTTTCCAACGCGACGGCAAGGCGCGCATCATCGGTGATCCAGGCTTTCACACAAATGTGAAGCCTGCACAGAAGTGGGGTAAGAGTTCAAATGATGCTAACCAAACGAGCATAGAGGCTTCTTGTGAGAGCCTTGTTCCACTGCCTTTCTATCCAGGCAAGCTGGTTACTGATGACGGCGAAATTAGCGGCGCTACAGGTCAGTTGATTTCTCCTGCAGCTGCTGGTGTTCCTGGTGGTTAAACTTCTCCGTTTTATAACATAACTTCTGTTTCAAGGCACGGCCGGCGTTTGCCGTCGTGCCTTCTTTATTAAAATAATTTATT